GAAATAACGGGCGGTAATTCGCCTTAACCCAATCCAAAGATTTTAAAATTTACTTTAAAATCATCTAATTGGGTTGTTAGCTCAGTCGGTAGAGCAGCGGACTTTTAATCCGTTGGTCGAAGGTTCGAATCCTTCACGACCCACCAATAATATTCAACTGGCGACAAAGTGGCGGTTATAAATATCTAGTTTTTATCTTTACTTTTAAACCTATCTTTAAACAATGGCGATAACCGCCAGTCAATTAACTGAAATCAATTACTCTCATATTTCACACGGAAAATTTAAAAACAATTTAAAAATCATTAGGTTATCTTGTTATTCTTATTATCAATGATCTATTTTAAGTGAAAAATGATGAAAAAGATTGAAATTTTTACAGTTAAGATCTCTATTCAGTTGCATTAATGATCTCTTTTACTTCAATAAGTTAGATTAATTTTTATTTTGAAATCTAACTGAAAAAACACAAATTTTTAACGTAAATTCGGCGGGGGAGGAAGTGGATTTTCCGTGCCTTGTGTTTTTACGTGAAAAATTTCCGTGGAATTGTTTTATATTGCTTATTACGTAGATTTATTTGTTATAACAATAACTTAGATTTTCCGTGGCTGATGTTTCCGACATACATGTCGGAAACATAAAGAAAAGCCGCAACATTGTGCGGCTTTGGTTTGATATGAATTGCGGTTGTTACTCAATGATAGGCGTGAGTTTACTTTTGATTGTTTTTGCTTTGTTTGCCTGCTGGTTGAATGTGCTTGCTTGATCTGGCGGTGGCGATCCTCTATGCGTATGCGTTGCCACTGCACTCGCAACTTCGCCTAATAGCTGAATAGTGTCCTCTAACAATCTAAAAATATTCTGACTTTCTGTTCCTATATAACTTAGCGGTGCCACAAATTTATTCTTTTCGTCCGAAACACGTTGCGCTAGTCCCACGATTTTTTCTTGTAACGTGCCACCAGTTCCCACAGTACGATTGCTTGCAGTCGTGTCATTGATACTACCCAATACGCTAACAGTTTTATTTCCGCCTATAGTTTGCGTACTATCTGAATCTACTGTTTTTGTCGATGTACCAATTTGTTTTACTTCACTATCTGTTTCGATGTGTCGTTCAAAGGATTTATCTGTAATCTTCTGATCGGTTTCGCGAATCTTATTGCCTGCGGCATCGGTGCGCTCATACACTTCGGGGCGTTGCTGCTTGAGTTGTTCTCCAGGTGCAACACTCGGTACTGTTTTTCCTTGTGCTAACATAGTGCGTACAAAAGGCTGATCACTTCGCCCATAAGCAAAACCGACTTCAACCATTGTGCCCACTTCAGGAAAGGCAAAATCCCCACCTTGTGAACCTGTACTTGTTACAGGCAAAGGCACAGCTGGGTAAACTGGCACCGTTTTATCCTCGTTTCCGTTTTCGTCCAGTAGTTGCAACTCGACAGCATATTTTGGTCGGAACGGATCGGAAATATCGCCGCCGCTTGAGGGATCTGCTATACCAACAACTTTAGCATACTTCGGCAAATGATAACCGCCAGCCAGTTCGGGGAATGTTTTTTCCATTTGGCGGCGTTCTGGGCTTTTTTGTTCTGGCTTACCATCTTTGCCTAAATTTTCCCACGAAAGCACATAATCATCGCCAGACAATTCTACTTTCTGAATTTTATTGCCATTGATAATCGCACCTGGTCGAATAGCAGCAGTAATCGGAATGGTCATATCATTGCTGCCGCTTGTTAATGTCATGCTTTCGTCAAATTCAATATTCTTACCTGCCCAGCGTGAATCTTTATGCGAACCAACAAACAAAGAGCCGTCTGGCGATTGTTGCCACATATAATCTGCTATTTGATATTGTCGCCCAATATTGGCTAAAAGCTGATAACCGCTGCCGTTGTGAGTAAACAACGAAATCGGCGTATCCGCATAATCTGCCTGCGGCACCTTGACGGGGATTTTTGTTTGGCTTGTTATCCAAGCACACAAATCACGCAAAGTAATATGACGATGAGAGCAATTTAACGGCTTTTCAAATACTGCCACTTTTTCACGAATGAATAATTTTTTATAGCCGTTTTCCGCACTTTGTTCACGCTCAACAATACCGTCAAACCATTTGTAATAGTGCTCATATTCTCCCATCTCAAAAACTGCACTTTTGCCGATACAATCTTTATCTGTGCGAACCGTGACAAACCCACGCCCCGTATTATTAAGTTCTAAAACGATAAGTTCATCAGCAAGTTCCAATTCTTCATCATCAATAATGCATGTTTTTATAATTTTCATTTATGAACCAATCCAATCATCTAAATCTTTTGCCAAGCCTTTTCTTTCGTCCGACTTGTTTTCTTCTCCAGATTTCCCCGAATTTTCACCTGCACTTTTTGCTACTGGTGCGTTCTCACCTTGAGTTTTTACCTTTGGTTTTTTCTTTCGCTGGTCTTTTTTCTCGGCAACGGAATTGACTTCACGCAACCTAAATGAAATCGACCACCCCAACTGCCCATTTTGCTCAGTTGCGGATACCTCTCCACTAAATTGCACTTCGCGCATATTCACGGCTTCAGCCACAGTACAAGATACCCGATATTTTGTTTGCTCGCCTTTACCCGTTTCTGCCTCAGCTAAATTGAAAAGCTGCGTCAGCCACTCTTTTCTGTTGTATGGAATAAACCCCGTTACGCTTAACTCTTTGGCTTTTACGCCTTTATCTGATTTTTTGGTACTTGATTTTTGACCGCTCATGTCTTTTTCTTCACGTTTGACCGAAACCGACATTAAAATATTGTTTAAATAAATTGGCGTGCCATTTAGTGCAAGTTGTACACTGGGATTACGTTTCTGCATTTTGCAACATTCCTCTAATATTGGTTAAATCTGCGCCAATAAACATAACGCAAGTGGTAAATATATTGCTTGACTTTGGCACATTCACTTTCATTTTACTTTCTGCGATTTCAAGATAATCTGAAACAACAAAAGCATAGATATTAGCCGATGTATTCAACATTTTTTCAACTTTTTCGTTATTCGCTTTGTCGCGTTCTTTTTTGGCTGCCTTTAACGCCTCAATCATCGCCATCGGATCTTTAGTTTGTGCCGCAACCGCTGCGGATGTGGCATTACGTAAAATACTTTGCATTGTGCGGGCGGAACCTGGCGTAATATCGGCACTATTGGAAAATGATGGACTTGCCATAGTTGGCGTTTTTATCATTTTTGTTTCTTGTAAATCTTTACTTGATTTCGCATAGTCTAGTGCTTGCTTAAATGTTGGCTCTGGCAATAGCTCACGCACTTTTTCCAACTCTGCAATAAACTGATCAATATTGCTACTTGTCACCATAATGACCACAACATCCTGCACACCTTTAGGGCGATTCGGATCGGCATAATCGACCAACTTTGCCGCCAGTGCTTTCACGGCATTTTCGGGTGACAAATAGTGATTTGATTTTTCTTTGATGCCGTGCGACCAATTATGCACACCTAATTTAGTACCACTTACAGATAGCGAAAAAGGGGAAATAATCCCCTTTTGTGCGTTTTGTAATGTTGTTTTTGCCTGTGGGGATAATTTTAGTTTTTGTTGTTTCCACATATTAAACATCACCTAAAATTCATTAGTTTTAAAACCTTCTGGATATTGTTGAGCCTCCGCTAATGCTTTCATTTTTCTGATAATGTCATTATGAATTTGCTGTAATTCTTCTTCACTCAATTCTTCGTGCTTGAGCTCATACTTACGCATACGCTGCACCGCGAGTTGTTCTTGCAGTGTTCGTAATCCTTCAGCCTGTTTTAAAATTAGCAATGTTGCTGATTTATTATCAAGTCCTGCGACAGTTGCAAAACTTGATATATAGATGCTTACTTCGCCAGTAAAATTTGCTTCTTTAAAGGCAATAGCGGCAGCTTCTCGCTCCTTATACTCTTCGGCAAACCTTGTCCATCTTGCACTAATGTTAGCCGCTGTATCATCAATGCTATCAACTAGATTTTTAATGAGTTTACGCTTAATTTCAGTTTTCTTTTTTTCATCGACAATCCAGCTGTTTCCGTTCCATTTGTGTAATTCTGTTGGTTGTCTATCAACTAGAATGTATTGACTTTTAAAATAAATAAGTTGTTTAGTCTCAAGCTCTGATTCGTTTTCTACTTCCATTTCCACAAAATCATTTAAGTTTTGCGGAATAGGGAAAATTTGATAACTATTCAAATTTTCTTTTAAAAAATAGACTTTCATTTAACGCTCCTTTATCGAATATAAATACGTTTTATAGAACGTGCATCAAGTTGGCCAATGGTTATAGTTTTACCGTCACCAGCAATATACACAGTGAACTCTTTGGGTACTACTTGGCGATAATTATATTTGGATACTATTTCACGAATACTAGTCAAACGACCTCCGCCTTCATCTTCTGCACCCGCTTCAAAACTGACTATTTCAATGGAATCACCGTAATTACTTTGATCATCTGCTGTCTGAATATAAAAAATTAACGTTTTGCCATAGCAACTCTCTGATATAGTAATTGACCCAGTACTCACGAAGGGCGAATCCGCGCCCGCAATCCCCCCC